ATAGGTTTCATCATCATGTTTCTCAATGAGGGATTTGTGATGATGAGGCATGTATCGCCTTGGGCTGCAAAACAGAGAGATAATCTCATAGAAAAATATGGTGATGGTTGGCAAACCTTTCATGGTATAGTAGACTACGTTTGGGTAATTGTGACCGCTTTGGGGTTTGCATTTTCACCTCACAGAGGTAGTCATTTATACGTCTTTCTCGCCTTCTGGGGTAGTGCATTTACCCTGATATACCTACCGATGTGGGTATCTAAAACTGATAAATAGTTATGTATTAGAGTCGTACAATGAGTGAATTTTTCAAGTCTGCTCCTGTAAGGGCTGCCATGGCAGAAATACAGCAGTTACAAGAAGATATTATGACAGGTCTTGCGATCAATGGTATGAGGTATCCTCAAACACAACAGGAAGGACTCTTACACATTAGCAAGATGAGACAACTTCTCGAAAAACAAAAGAACTTTATGTTCAGATTGTCATTAGAGAAGGAAGACGAAGATGCGATTGAAATGAAAGAGCAGATTCTGGAATCTGCCAAGTTTCTAGGTTTACAGCCAAATCAAAATATTGCAGAATTTTTTGATACACTATCTGTAACTCTAGATAAACTAGAAGCCAATCTACCTGATTGACTAATACATAATTATCTGATATAATACAAACAATCCAACAATACAAAAATACGGAGAATACTAAATGTCATTTGCTGCATTAAAGAAACAATCCCGCTCAGGTTCTTTAACCGAAAGGTTAATGAAGAAAGTTGAAAAACTAAATGAGAAGGGTAATAATACTGATGAACGTCTTTGGAAACCAGCTGTAGATAAAGCGGGTAACGGATACGCAGTTATTCGATTCCTCCCTGCACATGCTAATTGTGAACTGCCATGGACTCAAGTTTGGAGTCACGCTTTCCAAGGAACAGGCGGTTGGTATATTGAGAATAGTTTAACCACTATTGGTAAGGATGATCCTGTAGGAGAACTCAACAGAAGTCTCTGGAACAGTGGTAGAGAATCAGACAAAGATATTGCTCGTAAGCAAAAGCGTAAGCTTTCTTACTATGCAAACGTTTATGTCGTAAAAGATTCTATCAATCCTGAGAACGAAGGAGAAGTCAAACTATACAAGTTTGGTAAGAAAATCTTTGATAAGATCACTGCTGCAATGCAACCTGAGTTCGATGATGAAGAAGCAATCAATCCATTTGATTTTTGGCAAGGTGCTAACTTCAAGTTGAAGATCAAACAGGTCGCTGGATTCTGGAACTATGATAGTTCAGAGTTTGGTAAGACAGAAGCATTGTTAGATGATGATGCTGAGTTAGAAAAGATCTATGATAAGATCTATGACCTCAGTGAGTTCACTGCTCCTGACCAATTCAAGACATACGAACAACTTAAGTCACGTTTAGATACAGTTCTTGGAACTAAACAAGTAGTTACTCCTACACGAAGAATCGCTGATGAAGATCTAGAAGATTTGAGTGAAGGTAAAGGTGCTACTGTAGATGAAGAACTTGCTAATCTTTCCGCAGCTGCAACCGCATCTGCAACCGACGAGGAGGAAGATGACGCACTAAGTTACTTCCAGAAACTCGCAGAAGAGTAAACAATAAGAAAGGGGTCTCACGACCCCTTTTTTTTAGCCTCCCCTTAGTCTGGGGTTGTCTGCATTTTTAAGTTTCTTATTGACATATTGTGATGACTTTTTGTATTTCATTACATCTTGCATATCTGATACCACACGATCTAGAAACGTTGGTCTTATGACTCTTATTCTTCTTTTGGCATCGTTTATATCTAATTCATACATATAGTTTGATACTGGGAATATATTACTGTGAATGATAGTATTACCATTGGCATCTTTTACAGTTCCAGCATTGTCAATAGTTGATGTATCATTTAGAGGTATACCACTATATGAAACTGTTGTTTCTCTCACAGGGTTTCTTTCCAAATAACTCATGTTGAAATTAGAATCAACTCTCAATCCTCTAGGCACAACTAGTCTACCATGATCATCTGTGAATATTTTAGTTTCATAGTGATGTATCTCTGCTAATTTTTCATCACTACCATATTTGTCGAGAAGATAATTTCTAAAATCATTTTCAGTGAGAGGCCATTGATCTCTTACTTTTGTAATATTATTTGCTATCAATACAACCCAATCAAATCTAGGATCTCCATATAACTTTTGTGCCACTTGTTCTGGCCTTCCATCACCCACGATTGTATAGTCATCAAAACCTGTGACAATATTCAACATGTCATCACGGATCTTAGCTCTTCTAAAAATGTTTTTAACTTGTATAAATTCATCATTAGAACTCCTATCGGTAGATCTAGAAACGTAATTTATATTTGGTAGATAAGAAAAATATCCCTGCATTTTAATATCCTACGTCAGCTGTGTAAGGTGTGTCTTGTCTTATAATACTTATAGGCATTAAATCTCCCGTTGATTCAGAATTACTCTTATCAAATTCTCTGCCTGGCATTATGTTAGGACTATAATCTGTGTTGTATATAGGTTCTAATTCATTAAATTTAAGTGACATCTGTACAGCGACAGGTTGACCATCCTGATATGCCATCCACATTCCTTCTGGAGTGTAGTTAAGGTTTATATCAGTTAAAGCACATGGTTTGAATTTATTGACACCAAGAATATCTTTGTTGCCATTGGTAAGATATCTTAGTCTGAATATATTTGGAGTTCCTAAGAAGTAAGTAGGACCACCAGCCTGCCCAGTTCCTCTTGCATCCGCACCATCTTTTCCAGACACTAGTTTCTTTAACTTTCTAGGAGCAGACCATTGTTTCAAGGCACGAATTATCATTCTCACCTGTGCTGCCTCTCTTACATCTCTTGGACTCATCAACCAGTTAAATTCAAATGATCGTAAAGAAACACCAGCGAATAGTAGTTCTGTATTTGCATTGGCAATTACACCAGCAGTTCTACTTAATATAGTGTCTGCACTTACATCATATCCCATATCGCCAACTAATTGACTAATCTCGTTTGCAAATAATTCTTGCCTACCAGACTGCTGAGTTGCACTTCTAAGAGTTCCCATAGTATTCTTAAGGAAAGCTTGGAATCCACTGAGACCAAGTTTACCCGCTATGATTTGCGACATACCGTTACTCATCGACGCTCTTACAGCATCTAATGCTTGGTTGTTTATATTGTCTTCTTCCCATTTTCTTGCATTACCATCTACCATATTATTAGGCATGGGTAACAAGATTCCAGCACCTAACTTCTTTCTATATGGTGATGATCTTTGAACTCCGTATGCCGATCCCACATTACTTTTTTCAGTTGCAGTAGCGTATGGAGCCTGATATGAGTAACATGTTATAGAAAAACGATCCTGTTGATCAGACATATCCATTGGATACTTCACAGTTTGATAAAACATTATATCTTCTTCACTATCGTAATTTTCTGCTCCCCTCGCAAGAACACCAGTAGCTCCGTCTGGTAATAGTAAATCATTTTCTGAATCTAATTTTTCTTGCAGAGTCCTAATCTTCTTAGTTAGTGCGTTTCTGTCTTTATTATTTGTTGATTGAGCCAACTCTGCTTCAAGTCGATTTATTTCTCTTGTGATTTCGGTTGAATATTCTGATATTGTTGTATATGATGGTACAGCATCACCAACTGCGTTGGCGTGATTTTTTGTTGAATCTTTGAGTTGTTGGTTTATAACGCCCGTATATATTGTGCTTTCAGCTGTAGATGGTGGGAATACTCCTGTCTCTGATTGCAATCCATCTATGGTTACATTTGTTTTTCTACCCCTACTATTGACATTTGGTTCCGTTATTTTACTTTGATCCCAGACTCCGTTTGTGTATATTGGTACATCGGCTGGAGGAAGTAGTACTTCACCCTTATCGTTAACAGGAAGGATTGTAGTATTTCCGTCTTTGTAGAAAGTTCTATATTCTTGCACCTTCCCACCTACTGTTTGCTTAATGACAGTATCTGTTTCTATTTCTACTCCGTATACGGAAACGTTATTTGGAAATCTAGGATCTGTCATTTCTTCCAGTTAAAAGCTCTATACTTGGGATATTTCATACCATTTTGATTTATAAACTGTTCTGTTGGTAATTCAGAGATCTCCCCCCAATCTTCAGTTCTAGGAACTTTTTGTAAGTTTCCTATACCAGAATATAGATATTTGTGTATGGTATTTTTAGGCACGGATGCTCCGCCACCGCTATTTAGTAAGCTCATTGCAACGGAACCACGATAATCTGGATTTACATAGTGTAAATTGCA